CCGCCGTAAAACCTATAGCTACAGATTCGGACCCCTGATTGTCCCGCCCCGCGCTATGACCTATAGCCACGGATTGGGAGCCCTGACTGGTTTTACCGGACCTATATCCAATGGATGTGGATTTATTTCCCTGAATTGACTGACCACTTTGATAACCCAATGCACTAGCCTGCTCCCCTTGGTTAATCTGTCCAGTTTGAAATCCCACAGCTGTACCCTGATTACCCTGATTCGACTGACCCGCTTGAAATCCAAGTGCAAGTGTTTCGTCTCCTTGGTTCACTTCAGCCGTTCCAAATCCAAAAACGAGACTGTTATTACCTTGATTCACTCGTCCACATTTATAACCGACCGCAATTGATTGTGAACCCTGATTTGACTGACCCGCTTGAAAACCCAACGCAATTGACTGCGTACCCTGAATGACCTGTCCGGACTCAAAACCCACAGCAAGCGATTGTGCACCCTGGTTAGACTGCCCGGATCTATATCCAATCGCAACGGATTGTGTATTTTGGTCAATCTCTCCACACTCCTGCCCAACGGCAACAGATTCCGCCCCCTGGCTCGTGTTACCTGCGTGATACCCCACCGCGACCGACCTCGCACCTTGTTTTAAAAATCCAGATTTAGACCCTACCGCGATCGCGTTTTCACCTTGATCCGTCTTACCCGCATCTTTGCCAATTGTAATTTCATTAAAATTATAGTTCACAGATGTGGGTGGAGTTGACGTTGTTTTTTTGGTATTGTCCTGATTAAGTTCAGCCATATATACATGATTGAATCTCCCGGCATTACCAATGAACGGCATAACTATTACATTAATCGGCGAATAAAATGCCACCCAACCCGTTACGTATTCTAAACACATTATAGTTAACTACGTAAACAGTGAGTTCGTTATCTAATGTACGATTTGTACCCTTTACTATATCTCTAATTACAATCTTCGCGTTATCTAAACGACTAAAATTACATGTCCCTGATGGCTTATATTCGGAAGCATTTCTACAAAAGTGATAGGCGAAATATCTAGTATATAGAGGACAATCCTGATCTTCAATAAAGCTGATAAGACCAAACTTTGAACTTATATAATTTTGTACAGTGTGAAAGTAAATTGGGGACATATTTTCAACAAGTGCTGTACCGTTTAGATAAATATCGGCACCACTAAACGATAGTTTATCTTCTTCTATAACACCACCCTGTGCCGTGTAACCGAAGAAGATACTTTTCACGGGGTGATTAAATACAGAAATATCCAATGTAGTTTTTGGAAGTTGGACATCACCCTTTAAATTTTGAACTTGTGTGATTATAAGATCTGTTGGTGTTTTTATAAATTTATTGCGTTCTTCGGTATCCAAAAATACGTAATTACCGTAACATTTTACACCAGACACATCTTGATTGGCAAAGGTTATTCTAATTTCAGCTTCATGAAACTGCAAAGCACAAAGTGGTAAAAACATATCGTTGTCACAAAAGAAAAAATGAAGTGGTAGAAACTTATTATTTGATTGTGATGTTTTGTTTAAAATTTCCTGTGCCTTTACAAAATTTTCAGCCAAATAGTTCTGCCATACATCTGAAATAAAGTCATATGGGTGTGAATCAATCTTAACGCCTCCTATATATAAATCTATAACTGCACCATCAAATTTAGTTAAAAGATCTACACCTTCAAACCATACTGCATTTACAAGATCACCCCAAGTTGGGATAATTATGGTGCTGTCTTTTGTTGTAACTTCCTTTATGAGTCGTGGCGCTTGTGAAAAATTTGTATGCCGTTTGTATTTCATACTAAAGAGAGACGCCCCCTCGTCACTTGTTATATAAACATCTTGCGCACCTTTGGACACGAGCTGAACCAATGCACCTGACATTTATTTATTGTTCAGATTATAAAAACAGACACTTTCCCTGAGGGAATTCATCCTTTCTTTCCTGTTCAACTTTACCGTGAATTTTAAAACCACCTTGGCGATACACTTTCATTCTCTTGTAAAACATAGCTGTGAAGAGCGACCAAGGGTCATGAATATCATAAATATGTGGATTATTCTTCTTCCCCTTGGTTTCTCTCATTATACGACCTATACTCTGGGTTATATCAGACTTAGGGGACGCCAATATAACTGTATCCAGGGTTGGTATGTCTAATCCTTCGTGGGCTTGCGAGAAAGTTGCAAATATGATCTTTTTCTTGGAAGAAGCCTGGAGGTCAGCCTCCTTCATTCCACCCATGTAGAGACCCGAGTTTTTTGGAAAACATTGATGGAGCATCTCACAGTGCAAACGTCTGTCACTTAGAACAAGAAGCTGTCTTGTACCAGCTGAAGCCCTCTTGATCAATTCCACAAGCATCTGATTTCTCTTTCTATCTTCTACAATTTCCGTAATCATATTTGGCATGGATACTTTACCAAATCTTGTTGAAGGTGGTGGGTTCCTGTAATTGAATGATTCATATGTAATGCTAAATACTTCAACCTGATCCTGGTTCTTCCTTTCAACTGCAAAGAACGTGGGACCCATGAACCAATGGAGAACCTTTGTGAGACCATCCTTTCTTTCTGGTGTCGCTGAAAGTCCAAAGATGTGTTTGGGGCACATTTTGAAAAGAGATTGACTGAATACCTTAGCACATATATGATGAGCTTCATCAACTATGAGAGTTCCTATAGAATCAAAGTCACTGAATGAGTACTCCTTGAGGGAGAGTGATTGAAGCATAGCTATTACAAAGTCACAGTCAACCTCCTTCTTGTCCTGTTGAACGATACCTATTGTGGCACCTGGACAGAACTGTTGGATTCGCTCTCTCCACTGATCTGCTAGGAACTGTTTATGAACGACAATCATTGTACGATAACCCAATTTACACGCTATTGCGAGTGATACGGTGGTCTTTCCGTACCCACAAGGGAGTGAGAGAACCCCATGACCCACCCTAATGGCTGCAGTGAGGGCCTCATTTTGGTGAGTTTCGTCTCGTAACTTACCAACAAATTTGGCTGTAGATCTTGCTGGTTCTGGGCGTCTGTCCCCCCGAGGTTTTCCAACCCGACTAACTCCATAGAATCTTGGAACGCACACTCCATTCTTAGCCGTTCGGAAAACCTTAAAAGGCGGAGGAGGAAATCCATAATCGCCATTGACTACGGGTCTTACCGTAAGTTCTTTTTTAATTTCAGTCACCGGTCCATCGGTAACGAGATATCCAGTCCGCGTCAACATTTAATATATTAAAGAATAGTAACTTTATATAAGTAGAATGCCATCTCTCAACATCGAAGAGAATATTAAAAAAATACAAGACGCGATTGAATCCACATACCAAGAGCTTCATCGTCTCCAGGGGAGTCTTCGTGTGTTTGTGGGATTAAAGGAAAACGGCTTGACCGTAATCGACATTCCCGAAAAGGAGGAGGAAGAAGATGAGGAAGAAGAAATCAAGGAAGAGAAGTAATTGACTTAATCTTCCAAGTATAACCACTATAATTACCAACATTCCATACACCCGTGAAATCAATATCAACTTCAACTTCATCATCCTTTATAAGGGACTGTACAGGGCGGCCATTAACGCTGCACATCACTCTCCTATAACGGAATGGAACTTTTACTGTGAGAATCTTACCGTCGTGTGGATCATCTACATGAGAATTCTTAATAAGCCATAATTTATTTGCGTGCATTTGACGAATAAGTTGAGAGCATTTTTCAGGAATGACCAAGCGAATGTATTTCTTGTCGTTGTGGTCATACATGGGTTTATAAACTTTCGCCTCAAATTTCATTGATTCTGTTTATATACAATAAGGTTAAAACTATAAGTGTCATTTTAAATCAATCCAGTCTTTTTTCGTTCTTCTGGAGTCTTGAGAGCATACATTATTGTCAGGAAAATCGTAGTTGCGATGAGAGCGTATTCAATATCTTGTGTCGCGCTAAATGCGATCATCATCAAGGAAAAAAATCGGAAAGCCTTATTGTCGAAAGCAGATTTAAGATTTTTTGGAATCTCAATCGCATTACCCGAAAATAGACCCTGATACAGGATTATTAAGGTGAATATAATGGGCTGCGTTTTAATAAGGGTTTCGGCTGGGTTGCTGACTGGTCCGAGGAAGCTTGAGAACTTTTTCATTTAAAGTAAACCGAGATATTTTCCTAGACTATAGTAGATGCGATGCTCCATGCGTCATC